CACTTGGATAACCTTTTTCTCCACTTGAAAAACCTTCTGCTTGTTTATCAACTTCATGTCTTGAGAAAAAACTATACATTCTTAGTATAGTTCTTTGTGATAAATTATCTCGTCTTACTAATTGATTGGCTCTCGCAACTCCTACACTTGTTCCACCTCGTTTAAATTCTTTTCTCCAATCTAGTGCTTGTTGTGCTTGGTTTGCCATTTCTTGTGTTGGTTTCATATTAATATCTGATATAGCTTTGTCTTGATTGGTTTCTCTCAGATAGATTGCATGACTAGAACAAGGCATATAAACATTTCCATCTGGTGTTTTTAAAGTATGTGTACCTTCACAACCAATTACTTTAGCTCTTTCTAATGCTTCTCCAACACTATCAAACAAATCTTCACCTTCTCCCATTCTTGGGTCATCTTGATTTACTAAATATTCTGGGTCAGCAGTATGATATTTTAATTCTTCTCCAGTTAGCTTTTCATATTCTGCATGAGTTTCACATGGCATAAAAACTTTATTTCCATCAGAATCATGAGAATGAAAACCACTACACCCTATTTCTTCTGCTCTTTCTTCCGCTTCTTCTTGAGTAGTGTAAACATCTTTTCTAATCTCTGCTTTCATACCATAGGCATCTTCTGCTTCTTTTTCTGGATTAGATTCTTCTTCTTCTAATGGAGAAGTTTCTGGTTCTCCAAGTGGAAATAAATTTGCACTGATATAAACATCATTACCACCAGTTATAGGTTCTAAACCTAATCGTTCCCTTGCTTCGTTTCTAGATATAATTCCCTCTCTGACTGCAACAGTAACATTTTCATAAATTCTTTTTCTTCGTTCTGCCATAGCTGGTATAGAATCAATATCATATTCTATTCTTATGGTTTCTCCATACAGAGGAGATAAGTATTCATTTAAATCTGATTCTATTCTTTTTGCTAATGGTATAATTGTTTCTTCATATAATGCAAGTCTAGCCTCTTGAACATTAGAATAAGTTTGTGCATCTGGAATTCCTACTAATTGACTTGGCACTCCAAAACACATAGCAATATCTCTAGCACTCATGTTTTTTAATTGTAAGAAATCCATATCTTTAGGACTTAACCCCATTTCTTTCCACTCAAAATCACCCTCTAACAGCATGGGTCTACCAGTATTATCTGTTCCTTGAAATCTAACTTGCATGTCTTGTAGTAACTGTGCTCTTTGATATTCTGTGAGTTGTACTGATTGTCCAGCTTCATCTTTAGGTCTAAATACAATCGCACCACTTGGTCTTGCACCATTCATTAATAAACTTACATTGTGTTTGGCGGCATAATTATGCTGGTCAATATCTGTACTTGCAGAGTGAATAGGACTTAATCCATAATAATCATCTATTGGATTCCAGAGTTTAAAATGTTTAACTTCACTTTCTCCAGTTTGACTGTCAACATCATATTCTTTTATTACTTTGCCACCTACCTCATAAATATATCCTCTAGGAATCATATTATTACTTGGTTTAACTTTTATTCTATCTGGTCTTAATAAATAAAGTTCTCTTGGCTCTCCATTATCTGCACCTACTCTTAATGCATAACTATTTCCAGCAATTAATAAAAAAGAATACAACGATTTAAAATATTCATTTCCAGCTTGTAAAGGATTAGGTCTTTGTAATAAATTGATTAATGGGTGTGCATCAAGTTTTATATCGCCATCAAAAACATTTAATTTAATTGATGATGCACCATTTGCTATTTCATTTATACATTTATAAACCACTGCATTTTGTTGATAGCCTTCTTGTGCATATTGTTGATAACTATCTTTTCTCGGTGCTGAATAACCTACATTATTCATCATAGTGATAGGTGCTTGTTTTGTTTTTATCTGTTTTGTAAATATTTTTTTTATGTCATCTAAAATGCTCATTAACTTATTCTCCATATTGGCTTCCCTGTGGAAGAACTCAGTTCTGTTAATGCCCAAACTAGGGCATCAAGTCTATCTGGAGACTTTTTATTATCTCCTGTATAAGAACACATTTGTTCCTCTAATTCAGAAAAGACCTTAGTATGAAAAACCTTTCCTTGTTCGTATAAAGCAGATATTGGTTCTGCTCTCAACATCTTACCTCGTGTTGCAGTAACAGATTTATAGGGAATATTTGTATCAACACTTCTTAATAATCGTTCCACTAAATCTCCACCATTATTCGTTTCTGCTACAATTTTATTAGCATTATAACTATAAAATTGCTCTATGGCTAGTCTTGCCCACTTATCTGGACTAAACTTACCACTTTTATCGTCTAAAATATAGTATTTATTATTTTCTGCCAACCCAGCAACAATAATACCAGTATCATCTGAGTTAGCATTTGCAGTAACTGCTGGGTCAATCGCTACTACTATTTTTGTTAATTTTGGTAATTTTTCTAATTTAACTCTACATTTTTCAATTTGAAAATGAGTCCATAAAGCTCCTTCAATATCTTCTAAAATCTCTGCATATAGTTCTTGTCTTCCTAATCGTGTTCCTTCATATCTTTCTTTGAATTGTTGTAAAGCACTTTCAGCTAAATTTGCTTCATTTTCAAAAGTAGTTCCTTGAGTAATAAAAACATCTTTATTTTTTCTCTGAAATAATTTTTTAATGATTTGTGTTGGTCTTGGTGTTGTTGTAATAACAACTTGAGGTTTTTTTCCAAGTCTTAATCCAAATATTAATTGGTCGTATGCTTCTGGGTATCTCCACGATGCTAATTCATCGCACCATGCTCTATGATATTGACTACCTCGTAATCTGTCTGGTTCACTTGCACTAAAGCCAATAATTTTAGAACCATTCCATAAATTTATTTGTGCTGTTGTTTTATTATATGCCTTTAATCCTATTTTGTCTTTTAGTAATTCTTGAGGAATCAACTGCCTTATACCACTTACACCTTCAAAACAAACTCTTCGTAAGTCTCCAGTAGTAGGAGCTACCACAGCACATATCACATTTTTATTTTGAATAGCATAATTGACAATATCAAATGCACCAGTTCTAGTTTTCCCCCAGCCTCTTCCTGCAAGGATTAACCAAGCATTCCATTCTCCTTCTGGTGTTCTTTGTTTTTCGCGTGAAGTTTTCCAATAATTAATGTAGGTTAGAGTCGCTTTCTCCTCTTCCTTTACAGATTTCATCAATAAGTGCGAAAGTTTCCTCAATCGTGGATTGTTTGTTTGTAACATTTGTATTTTCCGTTGATTCTCCTAATGCTAATCTACCAACTCTTTGACAAGTTTGCAAAGCCATACCTAAACTATTAAGTGCTGAAGGACTGAAATATGACTTTTCTATTCCTTTTTGTCTTTGTTTGCTAGACTTTTGTAGTAAAGCAACAATTTCACCTTGTAATGCTTTTGCTATTTTTAAACTATTACTATCAAATTCTTTTGCTTGTTCTGCTATTTTTTTTTGTTTAACACTATCAATCTCAAATTGAAGATTTTCTTTATATATCTGTTTTTGATTTTTCCAAGAATTAGTTTGCGATTTTCTATATAAAGTAACTGCTGGAATATTATATTTTTTACTTAACTCATCAATACTTGGATATTTTTTTTCGTCATTTGTTTCTATACCTTGAACAAACTCTTGTCTAATTTTTTCAATTATATTTTCTGGTATTTTACTCATAATTCTTTATATCGTATTGTTATAAAATTTCCAAATAAATATTTATAATGAATTTTTTTTTATCGTATTTTAATCATTTTCTAATCATTTTATAATGGAGCGGTGGGGTCAGAATCGCACTGCCTAGCTAATAATGGTATTATTAACTCTACTTTAGCCACCGCATTAAGGGTATGGTTTAACTATTTGATTAATTTTATTCATAAGATTTTTTTCAAATAGATATACATATTTGTGTTTAGGTATTTGTTTTCTACATTCTATAACTCCAAATTCATCATATATTTGTTTATTTTTTCTAAAAGCTTTTTTTAATCGTACTCTATCACTTATTGTTTTACTATGTATCTGTTTGCCAAATCTTTCATATATTGTTGCAGATGCTGTTTTTCCTACATATTGCCAATTCATCGCTTGATATATTGTGCCTTTGTGTTTTTTTTCTGGGTCAGCAAATGATATAACTGCTTTTAAGTTTGGAAAATCTTTTTTGAGTTTTCTCAAAGTATAACTTACAATTTTAGATACTTCTGTATTGTGTTTTGCCAATGCCACTCTTACCAATTCACAACATTGTGCCTGACTACAACCTAAGAATTTTCCTAAATCTGGTGATGCTCCTGCTCCATAGATAACTGCACCAATAAAGGTTCCATTTTCCCAAACTCCGAATCGCACTAATTTTGATTTAGGCATTCTTCTTGAATAATGCCATCTCATTACTGAGTATACTGCTAGTTTATATCCACAATAATCAATAAAAAGTTTTTTACTGTGGTAATTTTTGTCCACAATGTTCACATCTTTTAGCTTCGTCATCTAAGTCGGACTGGTCATCAATGTTAGAAGGTTCAAAATCATTTTCATCAAATAAAATTTCATCTAGTTCAATTTTATCAAAACCTAAATTGGCTAAATTATAATTCAATTCTTTCAATTCTTGTAATTCTACATTTAATATGTCTTTATCCCAAGAAGTTTCTAAATTCAATCTATTATCTGCAATTCTATAAGCTTTTGCTAAATCATCTGATATATCTGCAATTTTTACTGGTACTGTTTCTAATCCAATTTGTTTTGATGCTAATAATCTAGTATGGCCTACAATAACGACATAATCTTTATCAACAACTATTGGTTGTTGAAATCCATATTCTTCTATTGATTTAGCAACTTTCATTACTGCTTCAGGTTCTATTTTTCTTGGATTCCCTTGATATGGTTTTAAACGATTAATATCTATATTTTCAATTATCATATTTTAAATTTATCATACTATAATTTTTAATCAAGTTTATCGTTTATGGAGTTATTCGCCATAGCTTTATTATTTTAGGTATGAGATATTAAGATTCATTTTTTTCTTGATGGGTGGGTTTTAAGCATTCCTGCCCATCTAGTTTCTCTGAAATCGCATCTCGTATTAAATCTGCAATAGATATTTCTTTATTATGTAATTTACTTTGAATAAAAGATTCTTTAGAAAGATGTTCTTTCCATGTTGTGGGCAAAATAAGATTGTAAGAACTCGTAGGAACTTTTAATTTGTTGGGTCTAGGCATTCTGCCACCGTTCTTCATCAGAGTATTCTAAGACTTCTTTGTAAACTCTTTCTTGTAAATCATAAGTAAAATAACATTCTCCAATATTTCCATACAAACCTTGTTCTCTTACTTTTCTGGTTATAACTCTGGTTTTATTGTTTTCAAAATCTCTATGTACTACCAAACCAATATCACACATATTATTCCAATGAGCACTGCCAGAAACATCATATAATGTTGGTGGATTAATGATGCCATTTTCTCTAGGAAGTTTTGCTGGGTGAGCCACAACCCACATTGAAATTTCATGTGTACGACAGAATTTTTTACATTTTGATATAATATCTTTAATGTGTTCATCTTCTCGTTTACCTATTCCTCTTTCTGAGTTTATTTCATTGTAAGGGTCTATTATAATTCCTTTTACTCCATATTTCAAGCAACTCATTTTTGCTTTTTGTAAAATCCAATCAATAGTTGGAATTGAATCTTTGTTTTCAATAAAGAAGAAATTATCGTTTAAAATATTCAAACCTCTTTCTAATTCTGATTCTGTCATTCTTTTTGTAAAACCATCATCAAAAGGTTTCCTCACAATCTTTTCAACAATTCTTCTTATATGTTGAGGTGTGGAATGTTCTGGAGAAAAAACACAAAACTTCCAATTATAGTTCTTAAACATATTAACTGCAATCTGGTCTATAAAATTAGATTTGCCATGATTTGGAACTCCTGTAACTAAATGAAATGTTCCGGGCTGTATTTTATATATCTGGTCAAGGATTTTAAAGCCTGTGGACAGTGGTTTTTGTATTCTACCATTATATATATCAAAAATTTCTTTTGTGTAATTTCTGACAGTATATAATCCTTCTATTGGATAAGGTATTGCTTGTTTCAAACAATCTATTAATGTATTCCTACCAAGTTTAACTAAAACTTCATTTGCATCTTTACAATCTTCTGGAAATTTTACTCGTAAACATCTATCTTTACCAAATCTATGAATAAGTTCTAATTGAAGTGCTTTTCCAGCTTCGTCTTGGTCAGTTGCAATATACACTTTATCTACTTCATTTAGCCATGAAGTATTTTTTAAAGCTACAAATCTTGCATCTGCTTTATCATATTTTGCTGTTTTAGGTGCACCATCTGGTAGAGTTACAGTATTTTTTATACCAGCTTCATAAAATGCGACACAATCCATTTCGCCTTCGCATAATATTAAATTTTTTTTCTTTGTTGTTTCCCAGTATTTTTTTACATTATCTATGTTATATAAAGTTCTTTGTGCTGATGGAACTTGCTTAAATCGTTTATCATAGCTTCTAAATTTAATGTTTTTGGTTTGAGCATCTTGTATATATGGGAAACAAATCTGATTGTTAGATTCATAAATACCCATATCACTAATTGTGTTTTCGGATATGCCTCTTCCTTTAAACCATTCTAAGAATTTATTGCTTGGTTTTTCTTTTTTAATTGTTTGTAATGGCTTAATGTATTTTTTATATGGTTGATTAAAATTTAATCCTCCACTCCATTCACAATTATGACATTTCCAAACTGCCTTTTCATAATCAATGGAAACACTTAAAGGTGTATCGTTCTGATTTTGTGGTTTTCTTAAATTTTTGCATTGAGGACATTTAGATTTATAATAACCTTCATTGTAAGAATTTAAATAAATGCCTTGTTCATTTAATATTTTCATTTTTTTCCTAACCAGCTAAAGTGTTTTTATTTGATACTTTTACTTTAACTATTTTATAGTTTATATAATATTCATCTCGCAACCATTTTACTGGGTTATGATAGAATTTAGTTACTTCTATTTTATAATTTTTTAAACAATTTAAAAGAAGTGTTTTGTCTTTTATTTTGACCCATTGTTTGTATGTTAATTTTTTATTCCATTTAAAATCCTCCTCTGGATATAGTTTCCAAAAAATCTCAAATTGTTCTGTATATTTATTTATATTTAATTGATTGTTTAAAGTGATAGTATTGGGGGTTGATTTTGATACCCCTACCCCCTCTATTTTAGGGGTGCTTAATTTGATACCCCTACTGATTGTATATAAATTTGATGTTTGTTTATTACCTTGAAATCTAAACTCTGACTTTATATATCCTTTTTCCACCA